CTAACCTTTAATGCACAGGAGTTGAAACCTGCAAACTTTGTAGATTCACCTACTACTGCTGACCCATTTGCGGGTATGGCAAGTGCAACTGCAACAATTACAGAAGGAACTAATTCATAATTAGAATTTGTCTTGATTAAGGGGTGTCAGAAATGATGCCCTTTTTTTTTGATAAAAAGTTTGGTAGTTAATAAAATGTTTGTATGTTTGTACTGTCAATAACGACAAACAATTAATAAAAGGTGTTAAGAGCATCAAGAAAATTTCGAAACAATTAATAACTTACTTTCAGTACAAGAATTAGATGGATTAGTAGAAAAATTAGAAATTGTAGATTTCTTTGTGTCATTAGCTAATGAAGCGTATGAAGATGATTTTGTGGAAAGAGCAGAAGAATTAGAACACTTCATAGGATTAATGAAGCATCATTTTGACATTCCCAACTTTGTAAGCGAGAAACAAGAAGATGACTTTAAACATCTACTAATAGAAAAAAGAAGAAGCCTAATACGAGAATACAAGACTAACGAACTTGTTATAGCAGCAGAAAAACTTAAAAAGGCTTTAAAAAAGTGTTAAAAAGAAGGGGTAGCAGAAATGTTACCCTTTTTTTATGTCCATACTTAACAAAAAATAGATAATGTTATTGTATAAGTATGATTGTTTTACAAAATTCATCAAGCGACCAAACATTCAGTTTTATACCACGTTCTTATGTAGATGGTACAACTTACACAATTAAGATTGTGAACGAAACTACAAACAAAGAAATTTACAGTAGCGATGTAACTAGCTTTGTGTTGGCTGACTATTACTACCAACATACAGACACTTTTACACTAGTAGAAGATACAATGTACACTTTAGAAATAAAAGCAGGAAGTGAACTAATATTTAGAGATAAAATATTTTGCACTAACCAAACAATAAGCAGTTACAGCATAAACAATACCGACTATACAGAAAATAGCGAAGAAAACGAATTTATAGTATTATAATGGCAAGAAATAACAAAATAAAAGCTAATACAGACAGCATCCACGTTGTAAGTTTATCTTCTTACAATAGACCTAAAGTTGTAGAGGACAAGAAAAAAGATTGGGTAGCTTATGGTAGCGATAACAATTACTACCAATACCTTATAGACCTATACACTAATTCAACGACTTCTAACGCTATTATAAACGGTGTTAGCAATATGATATACGGAAAAGGTTTAGATGCCTTAGACAGCAGTACAAAAACAAATGAGTATGCTGCACTACGTTCTATCTTTCACGATAACTGTTTGCGTAAAATATCTCTTGACCTCAAATTACTAGGCGAAGCATCCTTTCAAGTCTTATACAAAGATGGTAAAGTAATAAGAAGTGAACACTTTCCAAGACAAACACTACGAGCAGAGAAATGTAATGAAGATGGTAAGATTGAAGGTTACTACTACCATCACGATTGGGGAAATAAGAAACCTGCTGACAAACCTCAACGTATAGCAGCATTTGGTTTTGGAAACGGTAAAGAACCAGAAATTAAAATGGTTAAGCGTTATGTGAGTGGATATGACTACTACTGTCCTGTGGATTATCAAGGTGGGTTAGCTTATTCTGAATTAGAATCAGAAATATCTGACTATTTAATGAATGACGTACAAAACGGATTCAGCGGAACTAAGGTTGTAAACTTTAACAACGGTGTACCTGATAGAGAAAAACAAATGAGCATCAAGAATGATGTAATGAACAAACTTACAGGTGCAAGAGGTGAAAAAGTAATTATAGCCTTTAACAACAATGCAGAAAGTAAAACTACTATTGATGACGTACCGTTAAATGATGCACCTGCACACTACGAATATCTATCTACTGAATGTTCTACGAAATTAATGGTAGCACACAGGGTAACATCACCTTTGCTTTTAGGTATTAGAGATGGAAATAGCGGTCTAGGAAACAATGCAGACGAAATTAAAACAGCATCGCTACTATTCCACAATATTACTATTAGACCTTATCAAGACTTAATAATTGAAGCTATTGACGATATTTTAGCTGTAAATGGAATAAGTTTAAAACTTTATTTTAAGACTCTACAACCGCTTGAATTTATTGAAACTGATAATGCCATCACAGACGAAGCAAGAGAGGAAGAAACAGGCGTAAAATTGGCTAAGGAAGAGTCTTTTGATGATGATAAGATGTTTGACTTGTTAGAAGAGTTTGGAGAAGATGAAGATTTAGACGAGTGGGAATTAGTAGATGAAAGACCTGTGGACTACGACCAAGAAGAAGCACTAGATAAGATGATTGGCTTGGCAAGTACAGGAACTGCAAGACCTAATGCAACAAGTGAGCAAGATGGTGAAGCAGATGGTCTAAAATTTAAGGTACGTTACCAATACGCACCTCTTAAAACACAAGCAAACAGCAGGGAGTTTTGTAAAAAAATGGTAGGTTCTAAAAAAATATACCGCAAAGAAGATATAATGCAAATGAGCCAACGAGCAGTTAATGCAGGGTGGGGATTAAACGGTGCAGATACTTACGATATATGGTTATACAAAGGCGGTGGTGCTTGCCATCATTTTTGGATGCGTAAGACATATATGGGGAAAGGTGTAAAACCAGATGCAACTAACCCACAAGCAGAAATATCTGTGAACAAAGCAAAAAAGGAAGGGTTTAAACCAGAGGTAAACGACAAGAAAGTGGCAACAAGACCGAAGGATATGCCTAATCAAGGATTTGTAAATAAATAAGAAATGGCAGAAGCACTATTAGTAACAAGAAAAGACATAGTAAAGTTTACTGCGATGAGTGGTAATGTTGACACTGATAAATTTATTCAGTACATCAAGATTGCACAAGACAAACACATAGAAAACTATCTTGGTTCTGATTTGATAGACAAGATAAAGCAACACATAATAGATGATGATTTAGCAGGTGATTACCTAACCTTAGTAAACGAATGGGTAAAACCTTGTTTAATTCATTGGGCAATGGTTGAGATGCTTCCTTTTGCAGCATATACTATTGCAAACAAAGGAGTGTTTAAACATAGTTCAGAGAATGCTGAAAACGCATCAAGAGATGAGGTTGATTACTTACTAGAAAAGGAACGCAATACAGCACAGTATTATACCGACAGGCTAATAGACCATTTATCTTTTAATGCAGGTTCAAAATACCCTGAATACTATACTAACAATAACGAAGATGTAAGTCCTGATAAAGACTTATTTGGTGGATGGGTACTGTAAAAAAATACAAACCAAAGGCAAAGAACATTGAGAAGCTAACAAAGTATCTCAATAAGAGTAACAAAAAGAACAAAAAAGTATTGTATTAATATGGCTAACACTATCAATTGGGGTAACATATATTGTAGTTCTTGGTGGGGTTCGTCAAGTAACCAAAATACAATAGATATTAATTCAAAACCTGAATGTTTATGAGTTGGGGAAGTATATATGGTCTAAGTTGGTTTGGTAACACAAACGAAAGTAATGGATGGGGTATTATTTATCCTTTTGATGCAGACGGTTCTTACTTAACAGCAGACGTAAACACAATAAAAGCAGATACAACAGCATATAAAGCAGATGCAACAGAATATTAAAAAATAAAAAATGGCTAAACAGACAGTAAATTTAGGTACATCAGCAAATGACGGTACAGGCGACCCGTTAAGAACTGCATTTAACAAACTAAACGGCAACTTTGATGAGGTGTATGGAACTAACTTCGTGACTCACGATATGTTAAACGATAATATAGTAGACCACGACGAGTTAGCAAACAGATATACGGAAGTAACCTCTGTTAGTACCCTAACAGGCGCACCCTCTTTTGACTGTTCAACAGCATCAGTATTTAAACTTAGCGGAGATCTAACGGGAGCATACACTATCGACTTAACAGGGTATAAAAAAGGTCAGGTTATTAGTATCTTTCCTTTAAAAGGACAAACAGTAGCGTTAGATGCTCAAGGTACTTCTACTAATACTTTTAATAAATTAGCAGAGTCACATTACGACAATACAGTAACTAGTTTACTACAAATAGAATGTGTAGACGATTCAGCAACAGACCCTGTTTTCTTTTATTCGGTATCGACTTATGCTTCTGATAACACATTACAAGAATAACTTATGTTAAATAGAAGATTTTTAAAAGCATATTCTTCAGCTGTGGCAGGATTTGATATACAAGTGCTAATTGTTGGTGGGGGTGGTGCTGGTTCACAGTCCGCTGGAAATGGCGGTGGCGGTGCAGGTGGATATTTAGAAGGTACACTTACCTCAATATCTTCGGGTGTAACATTGACTTGTACTGTTGGCGGTGGCGGTGCTGCTAGCTCGGGTAGTTATGGTTCTGGTGGAAGTAGCGGAGATTTATCAAAAATTAACGATGGCACAACTGATTTTACAGCTAACGGCGGCGGTCGTGGAGGAGGATGTCATCCAAGTCACCCTAGTTTTACTAGTCACATAGGCGATGGTGCTGCAGGTGGAAGCGGCGGCGGCGGTGGCGGTTTTAATGGCAACGGCAGTGGTTCTGATGGAGGTGCTAGTAATCAATCTAATGTATCACCACTTCTAGGATATGGAAACGATGGTGGAGATGGTGGTAATTCTGTAAATGCGTATACTGGTGGCGGCGGCGGTGGAGCAGGCGCAGCAGGAGCAGACACAGGTGGTACAAATGTTGGAGGAAACGGTGGAGTTGGAAAAACACCTACTATAATGACACATACAACAGCCAGTAGCGCTTACGTTGGAGAAGTTGTTAGTTCTACTTTGTATTTTGCAGGTGGCGGCGGTGGTAACGGCTTACCAACAGCAGGAGCAGGTGGCTACGGTGGTGGCGGGAATGGTTCAAACTCGGAAAGCTCAGGAGTAAATGGAGAAAATGGTGCTTATTATACTGGCGGCGGTGGCGGCGGTTGTACCTATGGTAGTAGCCAATCTAGTGGACAAGGCGGTTCAGGAGTTGTAGTGCTTAGAATGCCAACGGCAAACTTTATTTCATCAAACAATACAAACGGTACAGTTAAAACAGAAGGAACAGACACTATTATTATCTTTAAAACAACAGGTTCTTACACAACATAATTATGGCACATTTTGCAAAATTAGATTCAAATAATATAGTCACAGCAGTCGTAGTAGTAGATAATTCTATATTAATAAAAGCAGATGGTACAGAAAGCGAATTAAAAGGAAAGCAGTTTTTAAATACAGTCTTAGGAACTGCAACGTGGAAGCAAACATCATACAACGGAAATTTCCGCAAAAACTATGCAGGTCTAGGATATAAGTATGACAGTACAAGAGATGCTTTTATATCACCTAAACCTTTTGATAGTTTTATATTAAACGAAACAACCTGTCATTGGGAAGCTCCAATTGATTATCCAACAGATGGAAACTTATATAGCTGGAATGAGGATAACCAACAATGGGATTTAATATCATAAAGCTATGCAAGACTTGAGAATATATGGACTTAACTTAGGTGCTATAATATTTAGTACAATGCCTCACATAAATACACAGCTACAGACAGTTGTGTTGATACTTACCATAATCTATACATTAACTAAAATATATAAACAGTTAAAATGAAGATGCCTAGAAATGGAGTTGCAAAGGAGATAAGACACTATGCAGGTAGCTTGTTTATATTTTTGTTTGTTGTGGGTATTATTGTTACTTTGTTACAGTTTCCTGTATTAGATTCTAATAAAGAGGTTGTAATGATGTTGATAGGTACTATTGCGGCAAGTATTCCTATTATAATATCTAGTATTACAGGCACAAAACCTGATGACGTTACAGCACTTAAATCAGCACTAGATAAGAAAGAACATCAAATAGAACTTTTAGTACAAGCTAAAGATAATTTAGAAGGTATGGTGATTGAGTTACAAAGACAAATGCTCGAAAACCAAGAAAACGTTATGGACAAAATTATACTAAAAGCAGCTATGGATTTTGATGATAAACGAAACCCACCTAAATAATATGTTACATTTTGAGATACAAGAATTTGATTCGCCTGATGAAGTTGGTAGTGGTAAGTATATGCAGTCTTCTACTCTTCAAATGCTCGATGATGCGCGTTCAATTGCAGGGATACCCTTTAAAATCAATAGTGGATTTAGAACAAAAAGCCACAATGCATATGTCGGTGGAAAAATGCCTGACGAAAATGGGCAAGGAGGAAGTAGTCATCTTTATGGATACGCTGTTGACATTTCCGTTACAAGTTCATCACAAAGAGCCACAGTACTCAATGCCCTTATTAAGGCAGGATTCCGTAGAATTGGAATTGCTAAAACCTTTATCCACGCAGATAATGACCCTGAAAAATCACAAGACGTTTACTGGGTGTACTAATACAGTAGGAAATACATTAAATGAGTGGTAAAAAGAAGTTTAAAGATACTAAGGTTGGAAGTTTCCTATTGGAAAAAATACCCAGTATTGTTGGCAGTCTTGCTAATGATACCCCTGTCGGTAATGTGGTTCGTTCCCTTATTGGTGGGTCGGATATGTCTGAAGCAGATAAGCAAATTGCTCTTAAGAAACTAGAACAAGAAATACACGAATTTGATGGTATTACTAGAAGGTGGGTAGCTGATTCACGTTCACAGTCTTGGTTACCACAAAACGTTAGACCTCTTACATTAATATTTTTAACGGTATCTTTTGTTGTGGGTTGGTATATGCAAATAGATGGTTTGTCAATCGTTAAAGAATTGCTATTTGTAGTTTTTGCAGGGTACTTCGGGGGTAGGTCTTACGAAAAAGTTATGGGCAACAAGAACCATAAGTAAAAAAAATAATTATTTCTATTGACTTTTTAAAAAAAATGTTCGACCTTTGGTGGGTGGAGGCTAATATTGTATTATCTTAAATATATGAAAGACATAAAAGAACTAGCACAAAAAATAGCAACAGACTTTCAATTAACTATCAAAGAAAGAACTGATGCTTTACTAAAAATAGATTGTAACCAATATACTAACTTAGGTATAGATTCTAGTAAAACAGAAAAAAAAGAAGTAAAAGCAAATTCTAAATTTATTTACAAACAAATTAAAGGTATAGACGAAGCATCTGGTGAGATTCTTTTAAAGTCTTTAGATGATTAAAAAAAAGACAATGCCAAAAACAGCAAAGAAACCAACAAGAAGTAAACTTGTAAAAAAGTTAGATGTTGTATTTAGTCAGTATGTAAGATTAAGTAATGCTGATAAAAGAGGTTATTGCACTTGTGTTACTTGTGGTAAAGTAGGACATTGGAAAACAGGTGGAATACAAGCAGGACACTTTATAAGTAGAAAACATTACAGTACTAGATGGGATTTAAGAAATGTAAAACCACAATGTGTAGCTTGTAACGTTTATAGAGCAGGAGAGCAATACAAGTATAGTTTATATCTTGGTAGTAACTTATCTGAAGAACTACATAAAAAAAGTCAAGAAATAACTAAATTTACAAATGTAGAATTAGAGGAAATGATTAAGGAATATTCTACGCTTCTTAAAAAACTTTCCTAATTTTTCTCTTATAATTGTTTGTTTGTGAAGGGTGGATTTTGTCCACCTTTTGCTTTTTACATAATTATTGTTTACCTTTGATTAAATTAAAACAATTAATATGAGCAAACAATTATCTTTACATCAGAAGCTGTTTAACTTACAGCAAGAAATTGGGGCAATCAGCAAGGATGCGAGTAACCCTTTTTACAAGTCAAAATACTTTGACATAAATTCACTTATTAAACAACTACAACCTCTACTTAAGAAGCACAAGTTGTTACTTACACAACCTATATTAGAGGATTGTGTTTATAGTAAAGTAATATGTATAGATGGAGGAGGTGCAGAAGTATCAGCACTTAAACTACCTGAAATAATAGACCCACAAAAGTTAGGTTCTTGTGTTACATATTACAGACGTTATACACTTAGTAGCCTTTTAGGATTACAAGCAGAAGATGACGATGCAAACGCTGCAAGTGGTAAGACTACACAAGAAGAAAAGAAGTGGTTAAACACCAACACGGTAGAATATTCAAAAGCAATAGAGTACTTACAAGGTGGTGGAACAATAGATAATATAAAAGCAAAGTACAAAGTTTCTAAGAAAGTACAGGATGAGTTATCAAAAGTGTAAAATAAAAAGTGTATATTACAAAGGAGAACATAATAATTATAAATTTAAAATACAATGGAAAAAAAGACCACAGCAATTATTTCAGGAAGTATTGACCTTACGTCAATTGACAAATCAAAATTAATTCAAGGTAAAAATGGTAAGAGTTACCTCAACTTTACAGCAATGGTGCAAAACCAATCAAGTTATGGAAACAATGTTTGGGTTACGCAATCACTAAGTAAAGAAGAAAGAGAAGCAAAGACACCTTCTATCACATTGGGAAATGCAGCAGTACGATGGATTAGTGATGAAGGAGTAAGTGTTGCAGAAAGGAACGAGGTAACAAATGCAGAACAGAATAAAGAAAGAGAAGTAGATTTACCATTTTAATTAAGTGGGGGTGTAACAACCCCCTTTTTTTATATATTTATGCGACAACTTAAAGAACTGAAACAAGGTGAGGAAATGCCTTACGATTTTTGGAACTATAATGTAAATCCTATACTAGGATATAAATTTGAAAAGTACGTAAAGAATACAGCAAAAGAAACAAACAAATACGGAATTAAACCAATACCTAACAAATGATTGCAAGAGCAAACGATTTAAAAGAAAGAATATTAGACATAAAACACGGAAGGATAAAAGAAGGTTTGAAGATAGACATAGACGAAATAGACGAGTACTTGCGATTCAAACACGGAAATTTTAACCTACTAATAGGACACGCTAACGTAGGAAAGACAACAGTACTTACATACCTGTTTACTGTTTGGGCAATAAAACACAATCTAAAGTTTCTTGTCTGGTCAAGTGAAAACACACCCCAAAGTATTGTAAGAAAGATTATAGAATTTAAGATGGGTAAACCAATACAAACTGCAACAGAAGAAAATATAGATGAAGCGGTTAAGTGGTGTGATACACATTTTAAAATAATAGACGTGGATAACCTTGTTACTTACAAGGAACTACTACAAGAAGCAAAAGCTATTAAAGATGCTTGGCACTACGATGCTTTAATGATAGACCCTTACAACAGTCTAGCTAAAGACAAACAGTTAATGCGTAACTTAGGTGGACACGAATACGACTACCAAGTAGCAAGTGAACTAAGATTATTTGCAAAACAAAACAATTTAACTATTTACCTAAATGCACACGGTGTAACAGAAGCAATGCGTAGAACTTACCCTAAAGGACACGAATACGAAAACTTACCTCAACCCCTTAACCTATCTCAAGTAGAAGGTGGTGGCAAGTGGGGTAACCGTTCTGATGATGTGCTGTGTGTCCACAGAATGACAGCACACCCTACTGAATGGATGTATTCAGAGTTGCACGTTTTGAAGGTCAAATCAACAGAATCTGGAATGAGATGCACCCCGTACGAAATGCCATTGAGGTTGCGAATGTCTAGAAATAATGTAGGATTTGAATTTCTAGGCAAAGACATTTTACACAGCAAAAAAACAGAAGTAAACGAAATAATATTTTGATACCATTAATACTTACATTACTACTAACATTAACCCTTATGCTTTTTTGGGGGCAGTTGAATAATGCACAAATGCACATAGGACTTTTGATGGGGTTAGTATGCGGTGCTTTGTATTCTTATGTAGATATAGAAGAAGAAGGTGTAACAGAACATACGTTGCAATGTTGCATATTTATAATTAGTTTTACAGTAATATGGGATACCCCCTTAAATGGTTAGAACTTGTTGCCGCACAGCACAAGGATTGGGTAGCTATCATCAATAGTTTTGGTGAGTATAGATATGCAGAAGATATTGTGCAGGAAATGTATTTTGTACTGATAAAGTATGCAAGTGAAGAAAAAGTTATAAAGAATGGTAAAGTAAGTAGAGGTTATGTGTTCTTTACTTTAAGAAGTTTGTACTATCAATATTACAACAAAAAGAAAAAAGTTGGGTTTGTTTTTATAGACCACGATGACGTATATACACAACTACCTCAACAAGACAACATAGAAGAAAACGAAGCGTTTCACAAAATCTGTGAATTAGTAGATGAGGTAGCAGATGGATGGAGTTGGTACGATAAGAAGTTGTGGAAGCTATATAGTCAAACGGATATGAGTATGCGTAAACTTGCAGCAGAAACATCAATAAGTTGGGTAAGTATTTATCACACTTTAAAACACCTTAAAGAAGATTTAAGGGATAAACTAGAAGAAGAATATTTAGATTTTAAAAACAAAGAGTATGAGCGAATTACCACCAAAAGACAAAAGGACTAAAGCCTACAAAGAGTGGGTCAAGAACCACGAACAAACAAGTACAGGGGTAGGTGACACTGTAGAGAAAGTATTTAAAAAGACAGGTGTAGCTAAAGTAGCTAAGTGGGCATTGGGTGAGGACTGTGGATGCGATGAACGCAAAGATAAACTAAACTACTTATTCCCCTATCAAAAGCCAAATTGTCTTACAGAAGATGAATTTAATTATTTGTCAGACCGTGTAGGTAAACTTAACAAGGTAACACCTGAAGAACAAAAACGTTTGTTAGTAATATACAATAGGGTTTTTAAAGACAATAGAGAATTAACAGGTTGTAGCACTTGTTTTTTAAATGGGGTATGGAAGAAGTTAGAACGTGTTTACAACGAATACCTGTAATGACAGTAAGCAAAAGTAGGTGGGCATACTCTTTCCAACAAGGAAAAAAGGCAGAAGAACTTTTTCAAAAGGTGATGACGGAAAGAGGACACACTTGTAATAAGTCAAGCAAGTATGATGACATACACTACCATATTGATTTTTACGTAAACGGAATAGGTGTAGATGTAAAAGGAAACAGACACCTTGAAACTATTTGGCTAGAACTAAACAATGTCAAAGGATTGGATGGTTGGTTAAAAGGAAAAGCTAAGTATATTGTGTTTGATGTTGTAGAATTGAAAAGTTTTTGCTTCTTTTACAAAGATGATTTATTAGAGTACGTTTCAGACATCACAGAAATAGCAGAAAGCAAGAAGGATTACAAGAAACTTTACACAAGAGAAAACAGAAAAGATGTGTTAGTCAAAGTAAGATACGATGACATAAAACACTTACAAACACAAGCAATTAGATATGACACTGAAAGACACAATGCAAAAGAAGTTTGATAACCTTGATGACCTTAAACTTACTAATTCACTTCTGATAATGCAGGAGAATGTAAGCGAGTGGTGTAACGCAAGACCTGAAAACGAACAACTGAAAGAAGTAAGAGAAGCACTTCTAAATGTTACATTTATTACAAACAAATTACAGCTAGACAGGGGAACATACCATTTAGCGATTGACCAATATAGAAACCAATCTACAAGGTCAATAGAACGTGCTAGGAAAGCAGATAAAAGAATTGCAGAACTAGAGAAACAATTATCAATATATAAGAAGAAAGAAGAACTAGGATTATGATGCAAAAACTATTAGTAGGATATGTTCTGTTTAGAACAATAGAATTTTTTATAGTATGGACTTGGAATAATTTTATAAAATGAGTGATACAGTAACAAAGTATTTTGAGAATGCAGACAGCACTATTCCTATCAAGAAAACAGACAAGATAGTAGATGATGTAATAAGCAAATACAGACAACGTAGTGAACTAGGAATACAAAAGTATAACACAACACTACAAGACAACCCAGATGGATTCTATGCCTTCTTAAACCACCTACAAGAGGAACTGATGGATGCTACACTATACATTGAGAAACTTAAACAGCAGAAATGAAAGAAAGCGAATTAATACAGATGAGAAATAGGGTAGCTAATATGGAAAAAGTATTAGTTGCTGTTATTCTTAGATTGGAAAAATTAGAAGGTGTAAAAGAAAAAGATAGTGAATAACTTGTGTATATCAGAAACGTTTACTTAATTAGCATAATAAAACAAACAATTATGGATTACAAACAAGAAAGTTGGTGGGTAGAGTACGAGTACTCAAACTACACAGAAGAACAAATTGACAACATCTTAGCTAATGCTGAAAGTTATTTAGATGGACACGTTAGACGAGCAAGATTTGAGAAAATTAAAAGACAAGCAATATGATTACACTACTAAACAACGAGCATTGGGGAAAGGAAGAAATCCTTGCAGAGATGTACAACGATGAATTTTACTATGGACACTTAGGACAACACGCGCTAAGCAGCAGCAGTCTAAAGATGATTCTTAAATCACCCAAGACTTACAGAAACGTTACTAAGTATGGCGACCCTAGTTCAGACAGTCCTGCATTAGCACAAGGTAAGTTAGTTCATTGGATGATATTAGAACCGCACAAAGTAGATGAGTTACACTTTGTAGAAGCATCAACCAAGAACACCAAGATATACAAAGAAGCGAAAGCACAATATGGTGAGGTATTCTTGTCAAAGGAAAAGAGCCAAGCAGAACGTGTAGCAGATGCTGTACTAAGAAACGAAGCAGCACTTAAACTACTAAACAAATCAGAGTTTGAAGTACCTGCAATAGAAATGATAGAGGGGTTACCATTTAGAGCAAAGGCAGACATACTACAAGGTGATACAATAATTGACCTAAAGACTTCTGCTGACCTTTCTCAATTTCAATGGTCTTGTTCTAAATATGGATATGACTTACAAGCATACTTATACAAAAGAATGTTTGGTGCTAAAGATTTTAAGTTTTTAGTAGTTGATAAGGGAAGTACTGACATAGGCATCTTTGAAACTACTGACGAGTTTATAGCAAGAGGTGAGGACAAATTCAAACAAGCAGTAAGCAACTATAAGTACTTCTTCCAAGAAGAAAACGATATAGACCAATATGTAATGAGAGGAATATTATAAAACAAAGGGGCTAGCTGAAAACCCATTAGAGTAGGCAACAAACAATTATATATTATGAGAACAAACAATACAACAACAATTAAGACTTTTAAAGTTAAGGAACTTAAATCTAAGCTAACAATACCTGCACACCAAAGGTGGCAATTAAAACCACACGTAAAAACACTTGGTAGAAAAATATCTTCTCTTGGTTTTCTTGAATCAATATGTTTACACGAAAAAGGTAACGGTTTTTATTCGTTAGAAAACGGTTATCAAAGATGGTCATCCATATGTGAAGATGAAAAACAAGAAGTACATTGTATAGTAGTTCCAAAAGATACACCACAGGATGAAGTTTTTATTTCCTTAAACACAGGAAGGGCAGGGCTACAAATATATGACTTTATAAGAACACAAAACTATCATCCTACAACGGACAAAACATCAGTAAACAATCCTTATGTTTATGTTTGGAACGAAATATATTCAGACCCAGAAAATGATTCAGAATTAAACAGGACAGTGAAAGATGGGTTGTTTTCACATAGTGCAATAAGATTTTTATTCTTTAATTATAACGGTGTACCTAATTTTAACATAGGTAAAGCAAAACTAAAAAAGTATTACAAGAGAAAAAGAAGTTTATTTTTTAAAATAAAATCAAATTATACCAAAGACGTTGTAAATAGTCTATCAAAGAAAGATGTTGATAGTTATGAAAAGGTAGTACATAAATTGCTGAAAGTTGCATTAGCTGAAACCCTAGAAAGAATAATAAAAGATAATAATGATAAAACAAATGAAGAAATTTATAACTTACTAATATACTTTGCGGTATATATTGAAAAAAAAATGCCAACATATCTTACTTGCACTAAAGACAACATAAGAAAGTATTATGTCGATTGGAAAGAAAATGATTAAACTATATAATAAAGATTGTATGGAAGCTATGGCAGGTTTAGAGGATAACTCCTTTGAACTTGCTATCGTTGACCCACCTTATGGGATAGACTTAGCTAATATGAATATGGGAATTGGAAACACTCCCAAAGCCTCAAACCCTAAAAACAGAAAATGGGTCGCAAAAGACTGGGATTCCGAAACTCCTAGTAAAGAATACTTTAAAGAACTTTTTAGGGTTAGTAAGAATCAAATTATTTGGGGAGGTAATTATTTTGATTTGCCGCCTTGTGGTAAGTTTATAATTTGGGATAAAGAAATCACCAAAGGATTAAGTTTTAGTGATTGCGAATATGCTTGGACAAGTTATAAAGGTGCAAATAAGATTTTTAGGTATAGTGTTTATAGAAATAAAAGCGAAAAATTCCATCCTACTCAAAAACCACCATCCCTATACGATTACTGTCTTATGAATTACGCTAAAGAGGGAGATAAGATATTAGACACACACTTAGGGTCTGGCTCGATAGCAATAGCTTGTCATAACTTAGGATATGATTTAACAGGATATGAATTAGACAAAGATTATTACGAAGCAGCAAGTAAAAGACTAAAAGACCATCAATCACAAATAAGAATGTTTTAGTGGACAAAGACATAATAGAAGAATTTTACCTACTCACCTTAATGGACATAAGAGAAGGAGTAAGCATACAGGAACTAGAAGATATAATACAACTCTATCAAGATGTAGAGGATTATGAAGCCTGTGCAGGAATATTAAAAGCAATAAACGAAACAAGACACGATACAATAAACAACATTAAAGAGAAAAAGAATGATATTAGATAATATAGCAGAAATGGTAGCAGCAGAGTTAAAAACAAACCTGCGCCAAAACAATAGAAAACAAAGAAACGTATTAGCAAGAGCAGTCTATTACAGATTAGCAAGAGAATACACACCTTACTCACTACAAAGAATAGCAGACCTATTTAACAAAGACCACGCTACAGCACTATACGGTTTTAGAATGTTTGACAACTTTAAATTACAACCTAATCTATATACACGTGAATTAGCAGCATACGAAACCATAGGAAAAGTTCTAAAGAAGGTTAAGGTAAAAAAGAATGAAACCCACATAGAAAAGCTAATAAGATATAAGGAAGTTGCAGAACAAGAAAGAGATGATGCAATAGAATTAGCAGAGAAAGCAAAGTATAGACTATATAGACTAACAAGTTTTCTCAATGGATATTACAAGACAAATAAATACTCTAAATACGCAAAACTATAATGGAATACTCGCTACTACTATTTGTAATTACAACATTTGGATTGTTAGCTATGGCAGTCTATGAATACTTTAAGGATTAACAAAACATACTAAATCTTATTGTTAGTATATAGATATTGAATAATCAATCTATTTCAAATTGGATAAAAGGAAGTTTAACGGTGGTGCAAGAGCAGGTGCAGGTAGAAAACCTAAGGCTGAAGAAATACAGCTTGTAGAACGTTTATCCCCATTAGAAGATGATGCGTTAGCTGCATTAGCAGAAGGTGTGAAGTCTGGAGATATTAAATGGGTTACTCTTTATCTTAACTACTATCTTGGGAAACCAAAAGAAACTAAGGACATCTCTATTAACGAAGATGTACCTTTGTTTATAGATTAGGGATAACCTAAACCCTATCTGTAAAATATATGCAGATAAAGAAAACACAAGCACTTACCAAATTAAGAAACCTCAACAGCAGGGTCAAGATTGTACGTGGAGGTACATCAGCAGGAAAGACTATTTGCATCTTGCTTATCTTGATTGACTACGCTATAAGGAATGAAGGGAAGGAGATTAGTGTAGTAAGTGAAAGCATACCTCACCTGCGTAGAGGTTGTATTAAAGACTTTATTTCCATCTTAAAGTCATTGAATAGGTACAAGGATAGTCAGTACAATAAAAGTACCTTAAAATACACGTTTACGAATGGAAGTTATATAGAGTTCTTCTCAACAGACCAGCCTGATAAACTACGTGGTGCAAGGAGAACAGACTTATACATTAACGAGTGCAACAATGTACCCTTTGATGCTTACCAACAATTAGTAGTAAGAACAAGTGGAAACATTTGGTTAGACTATAACCCAGCTGCACTATTCTGGGTTGATAAGGAATTAGTAGGAAAAGAAGATACAGACTTTGTAACACTAACCTACAAAGATAACGATTCACTACCTGATACAATCGTAAGAGAAATAGAGAAAGCTAAGGACAAAGCAAAGACATCTACTTATTGGGCTAATTGGTGGAGAGTGTACGGTCTTGGAGAGATAGGCAGTTTAGAGGGTGTATGTATTCCTGATTGGAAAGAAATAGATACAGTACCACAAGAGGCAAGACTACTTGGCTATGGGATGGACTTTGGATATAGCGTTGACCCTACCACACTAATAGCACTATACAAATGGAATGATGCCTACATATACGATGAGGTGCTATACAAGAAAGGAATGCTTAATAGAGATATAAGCAGGTTCTTACAAAGCAATGGAATCACAGAAGCAATTGTAGCTGATTCAGCAGAACCAAAGAGTATTGCAGAACTGCAAGGATATGGACATACAGTAACACCTGTAAGCAAGGGTAGGGATTCAGTAGTATATGGAATCAACCTAATGAACCAAAACGAACTTTATATAACATCAAGAAGCAAGAACCTAAAAAGGGAATTACAAGGATATATATGGGCAAAAGACAAAGAGGGGAACACTTTACAGAAACCAACAGGTGAACACCCTGACTG